TCTATCTTGTCGGCTGTAATAGACTTCTCTTTGATTGATTCAGCAACAATACTGTCTTTGGCTATATTATCAGCCCCTACAGCACCTCTTTTTAGAGAACCGTCGCTGTTATGAGATTCTAGAATTGCCTCGGCTAGGTCTTGCGCCCAGCTGGCAGTAGGACCAGCTTGAACAATATCTCCAACTAAGTTGCCATCATCTATTGCGTTATTCTGGATTTGTAAACTAATAATCTGACCAGTAGCCTTATTTGCCATACCCTTCCAGTCTCTCTGACTACCTGGGACTACTTTACCTGTTGAGTCTACCCTATATGTCATAAAGTGCACAGCAGTATCTTCAGTCCAACCAGTCAAACTATCTACAGATAGAGTGTCAGAGTTTGCAGGTCGTGGGGTAACTACTCGTGCTACGTTAGGATTGCTACCGTCTTTTACTTTTGTAATTTTGTCACTAACACTTGCCATTTTATTATTCCTCCTTTAGCTTTGGTCTTTCGTGCCAATATTTACGTATTCAAATACCACTCTTGATATGCTGTAACTTACGCCAGGGTCTGATGAACTCCAGCCGTATTGCACCCAGTGAGCGTCTTCATCCACTTCTAGCTCCACCTCTTCGCTAGCAGAGTTAAAGGTTTCAGGTACACCCTTCACCTCACTCCATCCGATAGAGCTCCAACCAACGCCTGGCTCGCTCCATCCAGTACGACTTGAAGACGCTCCGAAAAATCTTGTCTCCGTAAACGTCTGTAATCCGTCTTCTGTTTTAATAGTGGCGGTAAGATTAATACGTCCCTGAGGTCTGAGTAGTACAAATACCACCTTCAATACACGCGCCCAATCCCTTCCAGTCTCTTCAAATCGCAATTGACCGCTTTGTGCGCTAGTGTTAAACGGCTTTCCATCGTCGACTGTAGTTGCACCCTTAGATAGCTCAACTATCTTGTTCCCTTGAACTATTAAGAAGTGAGTTATACCTGAGTTATCGTTGTATAATGTCATCCAGTCAGCACGAATACTCCACGGTTTCATCCATGCACCTCTTCGATCGGTGTCATAAATCCATATCTGGTTATTGTAATCAGCGGCAACAGGTAACGCCCAATAGACACGACCTTCAAATGCCAACCCTACGGCTTTTTCTATAGCTTTACTGTTTAGGTTGCTAATAGCGTCTTGAATAGTGTTAGTAATTCGTCTTGTAGATAGGACGTTCTGTAATTGCGGTAGAGTTCCTGTAGTATTAAATCCACCACGGCTTGGATATAGTAGGTCGTTATTGTAAATGACTACAGCGTCAGGGCTATCTGTACCGTCGGCGCCAGTATCTTCTTGTACTTGCCAGACTGTAATAGTATCTTCACCATAAGTAATGTTTGTTGGTGTAATATAGAATCGTTTACCAGTACCGTTTGTACCGTTTGCTAGGACCGTTACTTTAGGGTCGCCTTTACCATCTCGATATGGTCGTACTGCAAATGGTACTTCCTTGGTACCATTCCCCACGGGTGTATATCCACCACCATATCCAGGTGAGAAGTCTAGCTCATGACCATAATCACCACCACGCCATACATAGAATTGGTTATCTTTATCGCCAGTCATCCATATACGGCCATTAACTACATCGGCTCGTGTTGCTTTTGGACCAGCCGTGTTATTGTCTTTTGGTAGAGGCACTGACATGTCTAGGCTACGTGATCCATTGTCTACAAATACTGTCTGATCCATTGGCAGTGCGGCAGCTAGACGATATAATGTAGGCTCTCCACCACCGTCAACACCAACACCACAGTAAATATTCCATGACTTAGCTTCTGTACTGTCTGGACGTTTGACCGATAGGTTATGTTTTTCACCATTCCACATATCTCGGTCTGTAGAGATTGCTTGAGATAATAGAGGCGATCCTGCGGTTTCACCAACAGTAGAGTTAAAAGTAACTGCATAAAACACCTTAAATCCTGTACCAGTTAGCCCTACGTTTTTATCTAGTATTGGCTTTGCTGGGTCTGATATTTTCTGAAATGCTACTATCTTCTTTGTCGGTATATCCAAGTAGCTAAGAGTATCTTCTCCATTCATAACTAGAAGGTTGTTGCGTATCTGCTTGAAATGACCGCGGGCGGATTCGTGATATTCTTTACCTTCTACAACTTGCCAGGCTGTGTCTTCACCTTTAGCTATACATAGCTTTGTTTTGCCATTTATTCTTTGAAGACAAGCTAGCCAGTTTACAGATCCGTCTTTTGTAGTGCTACGAAATTCAGCCAATTCACCTAAGACTGTTCCTAACGGCTGAGGACCATATTTAGCAGTACCATGTCGCACGGTAATGACAGAGTCCTGATCCAATATCATATTCTCAGACGACCTTAGACCTCTTAGCGGTGAGCGACCATCATCAAATGCAGTAACCACGCCGTTTGTCCAATCCTCAACCGACAGTCGCTGTATTTTTGGTGCTTTAGTATTGCTAGGGGGTTTTAGCATATGTCAGACACTCCTGGAATCATACTTAGAGGTGCATATCTAGCTTGACTAGCATTATTCTCTACCATTTTTTCCATTAGCTGGTTGGCTTCATTGATGAGATTGCCGTATTGGTTCTGTAAAAGAATGTCGTTGCGAGCATATTCAGCCGCACACATCACCACTAGCCACATTGGATTGTCTACTGGGACCATATCGCTTGGGCTCGATAGTAGTGGGGCGTGTAAATATACAGGTATTGTTATTTGCCCTCCAAGTACTGGGTCGTCACTTCGTATAGGATCAATAAATACTAGTTTATTACCAGAGATAGTGCAGCAGTCTTGTCCCTTATACATTCCTGCTTGCTCTGGTGGTACTGTAGTGTATTCTTTAATCTGATTGTCTTTTTTGACCTTTATGGTGTCGCCGTATACGTTGCTTACCTTGGCAACCTTAGTAAAGTCAATTTCATATTCCTGATTCGTCGATAGTGTTCCGATATTGTAATTAGGGTCATATAAAGACTGCCAATCAACATTAGGTTCACTTTGCCATACAGGGATATATATGTTAGCAATACCTAGTATTTTCTGGTATTTCTTGTCTGTTTCTGGTAGGTTGCGCACCTTACCAGTAGCTTTCAGCATAACTGCCGATATAAGTTGCGTAGTGTTCATGGCGTTTTTCCTAAATTAAAAACACGGAGCCGGCTTATTATTGCCAGACGCTCCGTGTTCTTTAGGTCACGCTGTTTTCTGCTTATATTATATCATAATTATCACTATTATGCTTTCTTAATGCGGATTCGCGTGTTTTTGCTGGTGCTTGCACCATTCCACTTTTTTAATGTATTAGTTATCTGTTTTTGAGTGTTAGTCTTGCTTATTAGGTTTTGTCCGATTTGGTTTATACTTGTGTTTTTTGCGGATGATTCGTTAGCTTTTGGTGCAGAAGATGTTAGACCCATACTCTTAGTGACTGCAGAAGCTAGTGGAGACGCGCTACCGCCGCCGCTTGACCTACCACCTCTTCGTCCTCTACCCCTTCCACCGCCTGAGCGTCCAGAGCCACCTGAGGTATCTTTGGTTATCTTATTGCCGTCAGTGTCAAACTGAGTAGCGTTAAGGGCGCGTGCTTCCTGCTTAGTGATGTAACCTTCAGCGCGTAGCTTGTTGATTACACCATTTTTAGCAAACATTTGTCCTGTAATACTCTTTCGTCGACCATTGGCTAGTTCTTGTATTAGATCCTCGTGTGATGATTCTTGAGCCTTTTGACGCCAGTAATTATCCATCAGACTTACTTCGTTATGAGATGTCATAGCGCCGTACTCAATTTGATCCTTTGTATATCCAGATTCTTTGTAGTAGCGCTCTTTTACCCAGTCTGGTAAGTCTTTGTATTTACCAGTCATCATATTGACGGCAGTTTTAGCTTTATCTACCTTTTCTGTACCGTTCTGTAGTTTATTTAATGTTGCATTGAATGAAGTAAACTCTTTTTTAATAGTTGATGTTTTATCAATGTCATACGCCTTCATCCAGTTGCGATATGCTTCATCACCTTGTCCTTGAGATTGAGCAAGCTTTTTGTATACACCTTTTTCTACGTTACCGTTCTTATTTACTAGCAATCCGTCTTGGAATGTATAGTCGCCCTTCTTTAGTTTCTTCTTAATTGAAGCGGCTTCTTTCTTGCTTAGTCCTTGTAGGTCTATTTGATTATCTGTTGCTTGTTTTTGTTGTGGATTATTGTTGGTTGGCATGTTTATTTGCATACCATTAGATGCGTTAGCGACTAGACCGCCAGTCTTAAATAGATTGACCCACGAACTCTTTCCTTCTTCTACTTGCACTGGTATTAGTGCATTTTTACCGAATAGAGCGCCTTGTACCAGATTGAACGGATTGTCTTTTTCAAACTCAACCTTTGTCTCACCATTGCCATCTTTTACTTCGCCAGAGTGAGCTGCCGCAATACCCTGAATGGTTTTCTTTATTTGGCTACCTGCTGGTAATTGACCTAGGATGTTGTACATAGCGTCTTTAGTTTTTGCCTCTGCCTTATCGTCATCACCATCTTCACGCGCTTTAGCTGCCTCATCCAATTTACCCTTAGCGTCAATCAATTTACGAGGTAAATCAACAACTGGTATTGTACCGTCGTAACGTCCTAAGTTACTCTCTTTGCCGAATAGCTTCTTGCGATCGTCTTTTGTTGTTGCGGCATTAACCATAGCTGTAGCTATAGGTGCGGCTGTAACTGCCTGGCCAGCTACTTTTTGGATTGTACGCTCTAGCTTAGCTTGTACTGAATTGTCTTTATCGTCATCATCGCCACCACTTAGCCAGTCGCCTACAATCTCGATTAGTGTACCTAATGGGTCAACCCCTGGCTTATTTCCAGTTAGCGCTTCTATCGCACTATATGCAATTGCCGTATTAACAGCAAGTGCCACCCTTTGTTTATTAGACATCTGGTTCCATACATAACGGTTCTGTTGTGTAACTTCTCGCGTGAACTGTAAGAATGATGCGGGCAATAGTCTATTATATGCTCGTGGGGTGCTTATCTGATCGCGTAAGGTTACAGTGTCATTAATGAATCGTTCTGCGTATCTAACTGCATCTGCGTCGCTTAGTCCATTATTGATTGCCTGATTATATTTAGCTAAGAAGGTGTATTCAATAACGCCTCTTTCAACTACTTCCATAGGAATACCAGCAGTTTTCATAGTTTTTTCAAACTTGGTGTCATCCGTCAGATTGTCGTCTGCGTACCTTATGGCTAGAGCATCAGACTTTTGTAGTATAGCTTTACGGTTTTTTAGCTTGAATGCCTGTATCAATGCTTTCGGGTTGGTTGTAGAGAATAGAGCGGGTAGTGATGCCGTTTGAGCTACCACTGAATTCATATTGCCGACAATCTTAGATAGTGCCGCCTGCTTCATCAATGCCCTACCAGTTGCATCTGCGAATTTTCGCATTTTACTTGGCTCTGTATCATTTACGACTCGTTGGAATGGGTCTGTCTTTCCAGCTAGTCGGTTTGCATGTTCTTGAACAAATCCGACAAATTGAGTCAGTCCGTTTGCACTATCAGACATCAGCTTCATAAAGTTTACGTCATTAAGCATCTTATCTAGACTTTCAGACATATTGTTGGTGGTTTCTTTTAGACCATTTATATCTTTTGCGTCTAGTTTCTCTACACCAAACTTGTCAGCTTTTCTAGCCAGACGACTAAGTTCTTGTATACCGTCTATCTTTCGACCAATTGCACGCTCTAGTCCGTATAGTTTATTTCTTACTTGCGTTAGCTCTTCAGCATTAACATTGCCAGAAGCAGCCGAATTATACAGGGCGTCTACTCTGTCAGCTAGCTTTTGTATACCGCTAGTACCCTTACCTGCAAATTCTTGTCGTGCTTCGCTAGCTGCACGCACCGCTACTTCCAGCGAGCGGTTCATTGTAATAGCATCTGTCATATGAATGTTATGCAGGGCTATCTTGCTGTATTCCATTAGTGGCGTAAATGGATCTGTTGGCTTTACGTCACCTACACGTTGCATGGCGAATTGATTAAACTTTTGACTTGGCTTGAATAGTCCTGTACGACCCGCCAGTTTAGACGGCAGTGATTGACGAGATTCAATAGCCACATCTCCGCCAGATAATAGATTCTTAGCGCCGCCATACATAGCCGCGATAGATCCCTTGCCAGCCTGCATTTCTCCTAGGTGCGTAATATAATCTTTACGCTCCATAATTGGGTCTTTACCTAACTCTACCCTCTTTTCGTTTTGACGGGCTAGTAAGTTCTTGTATACAGCACGTAAGAAGCTATTGTATTGATCCAGAGCTTCAGAGGCACTCTTTCCGTAAACTTCTTCAAATACTTTCAAGCGTTCATCATATGATGGTGATTTTTCGCCACGTTTTGGTCGCGATGGTTCAATTACATATACGGCGTCTTGTAGCATTTGGCGCTTTAGTGGACCGTGTTTTTTAGCTTGTTTTAGCAAGTTTTTACGATAATCTTTTATCTGTTCACCGATAGCGTTGCCTTCTTTTACTGCGGCGGCGTTAGCTTGACGAGGTGTTTCAGACATAATATTCAGTAACGCCTCTTTGGTTTTATTACCGCCCTTCTTAAAGTAATCAAGGCTATTGCTTCGCCTTAATGAGCCTGTTATACGGTCTATTATTCCTTCAGTAGTCCATGTTTGACCTGCACCAAAGCGCATTTCTTTAATTTTACTGAAGTCAACATCACGCATATTCAGGTTCATCTTCTTTTTACCTGCATATATAGTTACATTGCCATCAGGTGTCATCTCAATGTAATTACCTAGAATTTGACCAGTTTCTGCGTCCACTACTCTACCAGATTCTATATAGTGCTTGTCTGGATCGAATGTAACTAGTTTATCGCTTGGACGATATGCCTTTTTATCTCCAGTTTGCATATAACCATCAAAAGCACTCACTAGTTCAGCATTTACACCCTTAGAGTTTTCTCTCCATATGTACTGAATAGCTAGACCGTCATCAAATGCACGCTTAGCTTCATCATTAACTGCCTTGTCTGATCTAATATCGTCTATGAATTTCTTCTGTAGTGGTGAAGTTACTCTTGGTGCTTCAGCGCCTGTTCGTTGCCATTTACCAAAGATGTTTCTGTATTCATAGAATGAATGGTATGCACCCTTCTCGTCCTTATAAATCATCTGGCGTGTATTGTGGGTAGCTGTATTTGCAGTAGTTGTAGGTGCTGGGACCGCATGTTCCGCTCCAGGTAGTTTAATCTTTTCTTTTACTTCTGGTGCTATTTCGTCTATTGGACGTAATCGTCCATTTTCATCTAACATACTACCAGCGCGGGCGTTGGTATTTAGTAGCGCCCTTTCTCCAGTAATGTCATAGCCCTTTTGCTCGGCTAGTTTAGCAAATTGTTTTGCAACAGCTTTTTCATCAATACCAGTAGCTACACTAGCATTATGTACTATATCTGCTATTTTATGCCTTGGACCTTCATCTAATCCTCTATTCAGTATTTCTCCTAGTGCCTGTTGCTTTTCAATTCGCTCTTTTTCCGCCTTAGCTTCTTCTATTTTCTTTTGCTTCTCAGCCTCTATCTTAGCCTCTTCAGCATGTCGCTCTTCTATCATCTTCTGGGCTTCTTTAATGACGTCTGGATCTCTACGCCATTCTGCCAATAGGGTCTTTCTCTCTCTTTCTGCGCGTCGTGCTTCAGCTACTCGCTTAATTTCATCGATAAATGCGTCGATATCGTCATATCCCATCTCCTGAGCAACCGTATCGATATCTCGCTTACCAGTACGGCGTTTATAGTTAGACGGTAGATCTCCAGCCAACTCCTTTCCTAGGTGGTGTCGTAGGTCGTCTACATGCATGCGTGGGATACTCCACGTCAATCCATGACTTCCGAGGATATTTGTGTCATTATGTTCTAGGAATAGATTCTGGTCTATATTCTCATATATAAACTCATCTATAGCATCTCTTAGCTCCCTAGTCATCTTAGGTTTAGGGTTAGCTTCCATCTCATTAATAGTTTCTTGAAGAGGGTGCTGATAGCGGTTGTCCGTATTGACATCTTGAGCATTGTTTGTTATAGTGAAGTTGTTAACATCCCCTCCCCTTAAGAGGTTCATCCTCTGAGGGGATGTTTCTTTTATAGATGATATATCGTATAGGGTTTTATTACCGTTGTTCCAGTTCTCTATATTAACCCTCACTGTAAATTGTCTATCACCAATCTTTACAGCGACATCACCGTATGTGTACGAAGCAACATTAGGTTTTTGCGCCTTCTTCAAATTAGGCGCGTGTTTAATACGTGTCATTGAACTCATCAATTCATCAATTTGATGCGCAACAGTTGCCTTGGTTCTGTAATCCCCATGACCCATAGTAGACTGCTGATGAGATATTTCGTTCTTGCTTCGAGCTGTAACTTTTGCTACCCCTCCAGTGTCACCAATTGGATAGGTATTACCTTGAAATCTCTCCTTGATAACTTCACGCACCTTGCGCGGGATATCTCTTGCGGGTATTCCTTCTAGTGGATTCCCTTCAATTTCTACTAGCTTTCCGTTTGGTGTTTCATGAATTTTGTAGGATGCCTCGCTGTTTAGTTGGTTAGCACCCCTTGCTAACTTATTCCCGACCACCACATTTCTGAACTTCCCCGTCTCCATTTGAGCGTAGAATTGCTTAATGGCGTCTTGTTTACCAACAAGTCCCATAACAGCTTCAGTAATTCGGTCATATATTGCTAGGATCTTTTGAGGAATACCTAATCTAGTACCTAGACGTACTTTATCTTCGCCATTTAGTCTTCCGTTGTAGTAATCACTGAATCCGTCGGCTAGTTGTTCTTCTGCTAGTAGGTTCAGGTCATTTCCATATTGACTGCCGTATTTGTTTATTAAATAGTCATCTCCATAAGATTCACGGATAGAGTTTAATAGGTCTTGTTTGTTCTCTACACGGGTAAGTAATTTATGTCCTAATTCGTGGTTTAGGGTGTCTTCTGTAAGCTTGTTTAGATTGATTTGGTCAGTCTTTGGATCGTAGTAACCTAATGCTCTCTTCTGCATTTCATTTTGCCACTCATTAAAGACAAGGTTTTCATCACCTGTTAGTTGTAGGTGGCGTGCTAGTAGTTCTTTTGATTGTTGAACTTCCTGCATTTTAGCCTCTGCCTGACGCTTATACCGCATATCTGGGCTGTCTGTTGGACTTAGGTTATCAGTGTATTTAGTTTGGTTTGGGCTAAAAGTAATTGCCATATCATCCATAATCACACCATCTTTGCCAGTGGTGTCTTTGATGTCTTGAGCATATTTTTTCCATTGACCATTGTCAGTAATATCCCACAATAAGTCCATATCGTTATCGTACATATCATAATCTTCACGATATGCTGGCTCGCCGTTATTTACCCGTCTATGTAGGGCGTCATATTGTTCAAATGAGACAGTTTTTTGGTTATTAGTTATTGGGGAGGTAATGTTCGCATATATTTCTTTTAGATTGACTCCGTAGCCATTAGCCATATCTTTGTCGTATGCTAAATAATTACCCTCGCCCCACCTATTTCGTGTGCTACTTGATGAGCCGGCTAATGGGCTAAATTGGTCGAACTCACCATTTGTGCCGTGATATACAGTCTTAAGATTGCCATTTTCATCTCGGATCTTAGAGTCCTTGAAGAACGTTTCTTGTTCTGGGCTTAGTTTATATTTCAATCCGTTCTCATCTACCTCACCGATATGATCTCTAGCATATATAGCCTGCTCTTGAGCTTTACGTAGGTTAATCATGGCTGGAGCATTTTCACTCATTCCTTGGCCACGTAAATATTCTTCACGTTGTCGTAGACGTGTTATATGTTCGTTGTATGCTCTAACTTGTGCTTCATGCTCTGGATTAAGCTTGTATTTCATGTCTGGGCTAGCTAAGTTCTGTACGTCTTTTGTAGCTTGTTCTATCAGATAGTTTTCTAGTATTCCTGTTGTTTGTTGACGTGTGGCAACAGCATTTACATCACCGTGCTGAATATCTGACATATTCTGGGTAACGGCTTGTTTTAGTGCTGGGCTAGCGTTAGGTATAGTGTTTTCTACTGCTGGGGCTACATCCACCGACTGGATTGGGTGTAATTGATTGTTTCGGCTATTGGTTGCATTTACTTCTGCGGCTTGTTTTAGTGAGGTATTGTCTGATGATTGACGTGCTTGACGTTGAGCTATAGCCTCTTTTTCTAGTTTTCCAGTAGCTTCATTTTGATTCATTCGTGCAGTCATTGCACTTGATGGCTGGTTGCCAGTCTGTCGCATAGCACCAAAATTAGCCATTCCAGCTGGACCGCCAAGGACCGCGCCCATAAGACCGCTCTTAAGAACGCCTTCTTCATATTTACGGTTAGGATCGTATGTATGCTTAGCAATTGCATTCTCTGCAAATTGTTGGGCGGCTTCTTCCGAACCTTCTGCTATAGCACCTGTTATAAACTTAGTCAGACCTTTTTTGCCAATAGGTGATAAGACCTTGTCTAGCCCAAGCTTCTCTATTCCCGCCTGAACTGCCGCGTTACCATACGCATATGGCAACATCTCACGCGTACTCTTACCCTTAGCGTTTGCATTAGTAATAAAGTCCGCCGCATTTTCTACAAACTGACGTGCTACAGGTACAGCACCGCCAGTGGCTACACCTGTACCTATATCTTGCGCCAATCGTTGGGCGCTTTGACCCGCCTCGTAAGCCGTTGCAACATCCGTGTCATTCTTCTTGAATACGCCTAGGTCTCGATCGTATTGAGCATTACGTTGCTTACCTTGTTCTACAATATATTTTCGTATTCTGTCATATGACTCATCACCAGTAATGCCATACATGGCGTCTGCGACAGCTAGAGATAGTTTATCGCCTGAATCACCAACTGTACGGCCAGCACCGTCAATAGCACCTTTAGTGAAGCTGACCACTGAACGTACTGGTAAAGTAGCCAGTCCTGCCATCTGTGCAATATTGCTATCACGTCTAGCTTTGTCTTCTGATAAATAAGCTCTGTTCTCTGCGTCAATACGTACTTGGCGGTTCTTAGCGATTTCTGGCTCGCTAACACCCCTTGCTCGCATAATGTTGTCTAGTTTGTCGTTGCGTGCTGCCTGCTCCGCCTTATATTTGTCACTCTCTTGTTTTGCTATATCTAGGGCGCGGGTTAAGCTGTCCTGATTTTGGGTAAATAAAGGATTTCTTCCAGGATTAGCAAAACTTGGGGCTATTTGTGGTCTATTCTGCTGTTGGGGTTGTTGAATAGCTACTGGTGCTGGCTTTGGTTGTTGCTGTTGGACCTGAGTTTTAAGTACCTGAGTAGGATTGTTTATGACATTCTGGATTTGGATCTGCTTGTTTTCTTTGTTTACCCAGTCTTGTTGTCCTTGAGGGGTTAGTACTTTAGGGGCGTCATTGACAGTCTTTTCTGGGATTAATGGCTTTGGCTGGTTGTTTTGGTTTAGCTGTTGTGTTGCTTGATTAGCCTGTTGAAGGGGATTAGGATTTACTTTTTGCTGAGCCTGGCTGAATATATTAGTACCACCACCCAACCCAGGTGTATTTACACCAGATAGACCATTTAGTCTGTTAATGTTAGGTTGCTGTACCTGCTGTAATGGCTGAGGGCGTGGTTGAACTGGCGCTTGAACTTGTTGCTCTTTACGTCGACGTTCGTCATCGCTTACCCAACCCTTACCGCTGAAAAAGTTGCCTACTCTCTGGAAAAAGTCCATTATCTCTAATCCCCTCCTAATTTATTTACAGGTATTGATTCTGACGTTTACGCTCGTCTTCTTGTTTTAGACGTGTATTGTAGATATTTAGCGTTGGGTCACTACCTGCTGCTTGTGGATCTGAAACACCAACTGCTGTATCACCTTCTACCTTGTAGCTGTCTAGGTCTTTTGCGTTGTACTGGACCTTATTACCGCTGTATGTGTTTTGCTGACGTCCTAGGTTGTCAATTTCGCTTGATAGAGCGTTTGCTCGTCCAAGATCTGCACGTGCGGCATTAGCGCCATTAGCACCTTGTGCGGCGGCTTTCTGGCTCTTCATCTGAGCTAATTGAGTTAATAGGTTCTGACGTGTAGTTTGAGATGACTGACGTGCGGCATTATCTTCGTTTGCTTTCCAGTCGTTAAGCTTTTTGTCTTCATCCGCGTAATCATTCTTAAACTGACCCCATGTGGTGTCGATTTGCTTTTGGTTCTGTGCGTAAGTCTGTCCTGCGCCTGTTCGTTGCTGGTTAGCTTGGTTCTGAACTGCGCGACCTGCTAATTGCATGTCTGAACCTACTGCACCCATACTTCCTAATGAGCGCAATAAGCCACGTAAGCCAACTGCTGAGCGATCGTTAATGTTATTGATGTTAGTACGTCGCTGTTGTTGGTTCTGGCGTGTCTGGTCGTTAAATTGACCTTCTGCACGGTTCCATGAACTCTTTAATTCGTTCTTCTTGGTGTTGTACTGGTTGTTGATATTGCCTAAGCGTACACCTAATTGGTTGTCTATACGTCCTAGTCCATGCTCTAGCTGACCAATACCTTGGTCATATTCTGCCAACTGAGCGGCACTGGCACGGTTACCACCGCCCATTCCGCCACCGCCGCCGCCTCTGCCTCCGCCGAGGTCGAGGTTGAGGTTCGCGCCACCCTGTTTTTGACTATTTCGCCAGTTAGCATATGAATTCATCCACCACGGATTTACTGAACGGTTGAGGGATGATGCAGTGTAGCCATTAGACTTTTGCTCTCCGACAGTTTGACCTCTATTATTAGTGCCATTACCCATTAGGAAGTAGCCGTTAAGTCCGCCGTCATCTCCAGTAACATTTAGTAGGGCTTGAGCTTCTGCTCGTTTGGTTGCTGACGGGTGATTGTTTGCGTGATATTGAAGGTACTGACGATATGATTCATTTCCTTGCATAAGAAAAACACTCCTTTTTTGTAACTTGGAGTGTTATTGACAAATCTGATGATTTCAGTTATACTGTCGGCGTGAAGAAAACTGAATTTATTCTTGCCGTTTTTGCTAGCATCGCAGTAGTCGTTGGTGCAGGTGCTGCTTATTTCTTTGTTACTCAACGTAATGCAGAAATGACAAAGACAACCCCTGTTGTAGAATCGCCTTCATCTCAAAATCCTAACAAATTATCTAATAGCAAAAAGATAGAACCACCGACAGAGCTGTCAATATTGAACGCTGTCAATATTGAACGAGCCAAAGTCGGCGTTGCACCGTTAAAGCTGCACCCAAACTTATCTAAGACCGCTCAAATGAAAGCCGACGACATGATCGCGAGGAATTATCGCGGACACTACATGCCAGACACAAACCAACCGCTTACAGAAGAAATGAAGAGTCTTCAAGTTGCCGCTTGCATAAGCTCTAGCGAAAACTTGACTTGGAACGATAGCGGAACAGATACAAAGCAATCTATAGATTGGTGGCTTAGCTCACCGCCACACAAAGCCGCCATGCTAGACCCTAAGTATACCTACACCGGTATCGGCGTAGGTGATGGTAGGGTTGTAGTGCAGCATTTTTGTGTAGCACGCTAGAATAACGCTATATACAAAAGAAATATAGACACTGCAATAATGCCAATAAGGGACAGGACCATCCCATAGGTATATTGCATAAAATGGCGAATGGTAAATTCTATCCATTCCCCATTACCAGTTGCATCATCTGCTAAGTATCCATACTTTTTGAGCCTATAAAATGCTTTTTCTGGTGCTGAATAGCTACATACAAGTGTATATATTACCGTAGCAATAACTAAAGTAAATGGAATAGTAACAAACTCCGTTGGAATACTACTTATACATTTTTGACCAAGCAAAATGAATGCCGGTATGGAAAAGGTACTAGCAGCCAACTGACACAGAGCGCTCCATGAAAACATCTTTATAGCAACATCGTTATCATCAACTCCATATGGCGATGCCAGCGTATATAGCCACATTATTTGTTTCCAGGTTATGACTGAATATACAGAAATAAATGCAGCGGTGCCGTAGAAAAGCCACACGTGCCAATCACTCATATAGCCACTCGCTTACTCCACCGTGGTGTGAGCAAGCCCCTCTTCCAGTGGCGTGTGATTGCCAACCGTCACGACAGATTGCTCCGACACGATAGCGTGATTGCTGTTGTACTGGTTGCGGTGCAGGTTTAGGTGTACGGACGATAACGTGGTTTACAGGTTGAGTTATAACCTCCACCTTATCTTCATACCCTGGCTTGCTTGGTTTACAAATCTTCTTACTACCAGCTACACCTTGTTGCTTTATCGTTTCAGTGTAGCCATATTGACCTGTTTCACCTTCGTACTGTGTTTCAAACGGTATTTCTTCCGTTCTACAGTCTGAATATGTTACAGGTTGTACTACTGGCGCTATAGTCTGCTGTGGCTGACTATTATTTGCAGCTCCAGCCATACCTGCTACTGCAGCTACGCCAATAACAGCACCAACAGTGCTTTTGATGATTTTGTCCTTAGATACCATTTTAGTAAAGCCTCCCATTTACTTACTAAAGTACCTATAGTATACACACAAATCCCAAATCTCTCAACAACACTCCAAATTGTAAAAATACTATTAAATTGGATAAGAGCTATCGTCTGTTGTCTGGTCACCAAGAGGGCCTAATTCTTCGCTCCATACTGACTTGGGCGGCTTCGTATTTATCTCAAACGATCACCTCAGATTGCTACTTATACAACGCTGCGACGCACGCTTCCTTCTTTTTTGGATGACAACGCGCTCTCGTTTTTTAGAGTCACACTTCGTGCTTAATTGTAAGGTTATTATAGCACAATCTAGAGGTTAGGGCTATCAATTTTAGGTGTACTCTGGTTTTCAATGCGGCGCTGTATTTTTTCAGTATCTTCAGCTGCTGGAAAATCCTCTGGGTTCATACCTTGCTGATTGCGAATAGTCGTTCTAACTGCGTCATTATTATCATTATTATCATGAAGTATAGAGTCGTATGATGATATTCCGTAGTTTTCTATATTGGCTGCAGTCATCTCGTTTGCTAATGTTTTACCGGCTAGTACAACATTATGGGCTTTATTTGCCCAAGGCTTGCTTCCAGTGTTTAGTTTCCTTTTCATCTGCTTATTAGTTTTGCCGCCGAAGAAAGACTTATCGCCATCGCTTTTTATTATAGCTAACCCTCTTGGACTAATACCCGCCTCCATTATACTAGAAGATAGCCTCTTGTCTGATTCAGAAAATTCACGTCGGCGTGCAAGTCTATCCATATCTTGATGGTATTTCTCAGCAATTTCTTGTTTGCGCGTTTGTGTTGCAAAATAGTTCTGGGCTTCCGCAATCCTAGGTTTTTTGGTTGGATTACCGTTCTGAGCAATAACATAACATGCATATCGCGTTAGTTTAACGTCTTTTATACTCCTAGAGGTCGCGTTGTTGTATCCAAGCGATACCATTTTGAGGACTTCCTCAAAATGGTTTTCCACAGGCAGTCCAGCTTTTGTTACAGATATTTTAGACCTCTGTACAACATCGTTGAATGTTCTCCAGTTAGTATATCCAAGGGCTTCGCCAAGCTCCCTAGCATACCAGAACTCACCTTGCTCATCTTCATGCTTGATAGACTCAAAAATGCTATCACTTTGTTTGATTTTTAGCTCACTTGTCATACTTTGATTATATCAAAAAGTAAAAAGCTGCCGGATAGCTAAATCAAGCAGCTTAATTTCGATTCGGATTTTACTAATTATTTATATCCCTTTCGCCGTGAGTATTCGTGTATTTCTTCGGTTATTCTCTCTACGGCGTCATCATCGTCTGCAATGTTGGCTCGGATTAGCCTACGACGTAATTCGGTGAGTTTTTTATCTTTTAGCTGGCGTAATATCTTGTTGAATGTGTCGTGGGCTAATCTGCGCTCGTGACGGGACTTAAGAGGGTCATTAAACACCTTATGTAATCTAGTTAGATCGCCCTCTCTCGTCCAGTCCATAGCCTATTAAGCTCCAATCCAAGGATCAGTGACTTCAACCTCTGGGTCTTTGTCATCCCCTGACGGTACTGCCTCTTCAATGACTGCAATAACCTTCTGCATATTGTCGTCGTTTGTGTTGCCATAAAATTTCTTAGCAACTTCTAGGTGACTTAATCCACTGTTGTATGCTTCGATGATATCTTCCTTAGATACGCTACGGCTTACGATTTCACCGCTAGTTGCAGTTTCTTTTGCATTAGCGATAATCTTCTCAGCCTCTTTTTTAGCGTTGGCGATAATCTCTTCGGCTGTAAGCGCGGTTGTATTTTTCTCTGCCATTTTATCGTTTCCCTTCTTTGGTCGTAAGGGGCAGTGTTTAACCACCCCTTACTGCTATTAAATACTAGTCTTTAGCACCAGTCTTAACGTTGATAATCCACTTTGGATCAAGGATTGCCGACGCAAATGCCTCAGCCTTCCAACCAATGGTCATAAACTGGTTGAGTGGGTTAGATGTATCACCCTTGTCTGACTGCTTGATGATGATTTTCTTCAACCCGCTACCAGCTAAGTCGACAACGCCGAATGCCTCTTGACCGTGAATGAAGTTTGAGTAGACAGTCGTTGTACTTGCCTCATCCTTCTGGTTGCTTGATGCTTCGATAAAGCGGACTTTATGCAAGCGACCTAGTTCACCCTTGTATAGTTCTGCACGGCCAGTGTACTTCTGAGCGTCAATCCAAGCTGAATCGCCAGTAATGTTGTATGCAGTATCTGGACCAACCTTACCAATGAAGAATCCGTCTGCATATGGGATTGCGTTGTTTTTCTTCAATGTACGTACGGCCTTGCGGATTTCTGCTACCGTCAGGATATCGTCAGCAGTAATGCCGTTCAATGCAGTTTTCTTATTTGCAAATTGTACTGTTGCACCCTGATGCAATACATCACGGACCAATGCGTCGATTGTTTCACCTGCATTTTGACCCATAGTTTCAATCGTCTCTTTCATCTCGCGATCGATTGAAGTGTTGTACAGCATGCTTGAGATTTTAGTCCACTTACCGTAGCCACGTAGAGTAGCAACGACTTTGTTGCTTCGGATAGCTTCGTCTTGTGGGTTTTCACCTTCTGTCAATGGCGTTGTAGCCAAGCCAAATGGTGATCGTTTTGTAAAGGTAACCGTTGTACCAGAGTTTTTTCCTAGAGTTTTCTTTTTAGCACCTTCTAGGTGAATTGTGCGGGCTTCGCTTCGCTCCAAGAATTTTTCCTCCAGGTATTGGATCATCTCGGCAGAAAGCGTTGCGGTTGTGTTTGTTGCCATGTTATTAACCTTTCTTAAATATCATGTCCTTGTCGACGGAGATATTCTTCCTTCTCTTCTGTAGTAAGCTTGGCGAATGGTTTAACGATCCTAGTGCCGCCTCCACGGAAATCACCAGCGTCATTAATCACAGCGCGTTGCTTAGGTGCTTCACCGTCTTTGTGGAATGACTTATATAATTGATATACATCTGTCTTTGAGCCAATGACATCGCCGTTTTGGTCGTAAACAAGTACACTTTGCAGATACCCGTTTACGGCGTTATCAAGATGTTCATCGTATTGATCAGATTCTGGATCAAACTCTGGGAAATCCCTGAGTGCCATATCTGCCTTATATGACAAATCACTTCTTGACGCTTCGACTTGGGCTTTATAAGCCGCCTGCTCCTGAGCTTGTTGCATATTATCTAGTCGCTGTTGCAACTGTAGGTTCTGCAATATCGCCTTAGCTTCAAATTCTGTGAAGAAGTCACCAGTCTCTGGGTTCTCCATCTCCATAATCTGTTCTATTGTTGGCAATTGTTGTGGCTGTGGCTGTACAGGTTGAAATGTTCTTTCGTTCTGCGCGTCAAGCTCCAATTGCTGGCGATAAGCTCTAGTTTCGTTCCGTTTAGCAACTAATTCGCGAATGACTCGGTTATCCTCCTCTAAGTCGCGTTCTAGTTGCTCACGGCGCGCCTCTTTGCCCCGTTTCGGCTTCCTGTCTTCGTCTGACTCATCATCAGAATCAGCATCTTTGCTTTCTTCCTTAGACTTATCGACTTTGACGTGTACCACCTCGCCGCTATCTGAGATAACTGCTTTGGTTTCTGGCTCTGAAGAAGCCTCAGAGTTTTGTGTTTCAGCTGGCGCCGACTCAGCGTGGGTAGACTCTTGCTCTACCTCTGTATTAACGACTTCTTGGTTTTCTGCGTCTGACGGCACAGTACCCCTCCTTCTCATTAGATTGTTTAAGCGTCGATTGCAGGTGACGAACCTGGGTTGCGTGAGATGCGCTCCTTTGGTTAGCCAATAGCGAGGATAGCTAACCAAAGCAGAGTACCTTACTATGCCGCTTGGTCAATTACACTCTCTAAGAAGCTCCTTTCCTCTCTTAAAATCTCTACAATACGTTTGTTTGCCGATATATAAATAGCTAGTTTCTCTTTATCTGTAATTACTTCTTCTGGTATAGCGTCAGTAGACTTGTAGAAGGTAATGCGCTCGTCCCAACGGTCAAGCACCTTTTGCAACTTATTCATATCTTGCTTAATAGCATTGATCTCGGCTTGCTTAGCCTCCTCTACCCGCCTGTCTTCTTCTTCATTTGGCTGGTAATATTCTGTACTGCGTGGATATAGATTCTCGTCCATTACTCACCCTCCTTTTGGATAACTCCCATAATCGATGCGATTATTTCCTCTTCTGTAAATCCTTTCTGGATCATGCTTGGTACTTCAGCAATTAGGTTTTCTGGTGTGCCTATCTGTCGTAATTCATCTACAATACTTGGCTCTATGTCTTCTTGTGGCTCTACTGGGACTTCAGCAACCTGAGCCTCGTCTTCTGCGGGCTGTTCCATATCGGCTGTAGCTGTTTCATCGGTAGCAGGGACCGCGGCTTGGGTTTGCGCCTCCTGCATTTCTTTCATTTCTTCTTCTGTAACCTTTAGCTCGTCCAATCCATCAATGCCAGAGTTAGCAACAATAGCGTTCCATGCGGCTAATTTCTTATCTACTGGTACTACTTGGTTCAGTGATTGGCTAGAATCTAGCGTCTGAATCAATGTCTTCAGAGAATCTAGCTGTGCCGCTTCGCTGTTTACTTTCGTTGTTGACGCGTCAATCTTAAACTTCAGTACGCCCTTAGCTTTTGAAAAGTCTATAGTTGCCTTATTATCGTCATCTAGGACTACACCATCTAGTACATGACCTTTTGCTTCTAGGTCTCGCAATCTCTGTGCAGTGTCTGTGTCTAGCTGGATTATTTCTACACCTTCACGCTCTGCAAAATACAAGTTAATAGCCGTTTCGCTCCACTCCTCAAAGAATGCTTCGAATCCTTTACGCAATGCATTGTCGTCAATAGACAATTGAGCTTGTTGAGTCTTGAGCGCCTGTGGCGTTTTACCGAACCCTGGATTGCCAACCTCTGCGCTAATTGAAGTGTCTGGACTATTGACCAGGTTGAGCATTTGAGACTTCTGCAAGCCGTATAAGTTCGGGTAGTCGCGGATTGCTGAAGTATCTACAGACATCGCTTCAATACGTACATTCGGGTTCTTGATCTTGTTAAGTCCGTTTGGCTTAAATTCAAGAGTTCGCTCGTTTACGTCTCCGTATACGTTAATAGTTGGACGTAATGCGGCGGCGCGGTTGTATTGATAAGCCTGCATATCGCTATCGATCAGGTTCTGTAGAGGACCAATTAGCTCTAAGACGCTACGACCCAGAGGATTGACCCCATCGGCGTCATAAAAATACCAATTTAAGGGTATCTTAGCCCTTGGGTCTTTATTTTTCTTACGTCGTACAATCTTTTTAGTGGCTGGGTTGAAGGTAAAGAAGGTTGCGTTATGACCAATTTGAAAACCAGTTATAATTTCAATACCTGATGGATCAAGTGAGTACTGTTGCTCTGCTTCACTCTGGTCTTTAGAGTCTTTAGTAACGATAGCTTCTTTTATTTCTTCTAGTGCCTTCAAATCCCAAGTTGGTTCGTATAGTGCGCCCTTTGTTTTGGCAGTGCGGCGTCGTTCTTTTTCGGCATCGATAAGCTTGTCTACGTCAGTCTTTTGCCACCACGTGCGTACAAATAAATAGTCGCTGTCGCTAGCAGATCTTTTGCCAGGTTGAATAAATACATCACGCCATGAGACTATTAAATAGTCTGGAAGTAGCTCGTCATCGTTGTAAGCTACTGGCGTAAAGACACACTGCGACCCAAACGACTCACCATTTTCAATAGTTATCCACACTTTATGGATCAGGTCGTATTCGGCGTTGGCGTTAGGTAGGATTTTTTCTAAGTAAACAAATTCAGCAATTATCGGCCATGGACTGTATTCGTCAGAAGTAGAGACTACGCCAGTCGGCAATTGTTGGACGGCGCGACGTGCAGACTTAATGATAATTGAAGCCGCTGTACCGTCTGTAGTTTTAGGAAACGCTTTAGGTATTTTAGCGTGTGGCTTATTTCTGGCAAGACGGGAATATTCCTCAAAAGGCTGCGTTAGTTTTTCTGTATAGTCTTTTGAGGCGCTACATAGATCTAAGATGTTTTCTTCTGTTAAAAAAGAGAAAGCCACTGATTACTCCAAAGATTACTGTTGTTTCAGTAAACTCTGGTTTGTTTCAGTGGTTTACGCTTGTATTATATCACATTTTTAATCAGTTGTGAAAATAATCATTTTACCTGCTTAATTTTGGTATATTCAAATACGACGTCGAATGATCCTTTGTATGATATTCTAGCGCGTCCATCGTAACGGATCGACGGATTGATAAGGCTGTCGTCGTTTTCAATCCTTAGCGTCAACTCGTCAACTTTATCGCGTGCTTCTGCCATGGACGTAACTCGAAAACGTTCTTCATAGTGTAGCTTAGTTGCTATAACAGTGTGATTTTGATAACTGTTTTCAACTACTACAGACGTCTTATCGTCTAGCTGCTGCTGTTCTTTGACTTTTCCAAATTCTGGCACAAATTTTTTCATATTCCCCCTAATTAATTCCACATTGCTGTTAAGTCGCTATCTGCTAATGATTGATTGTATGAGGCTGAGCCTACGTCATCTTCTGGTCGCTGAGCTAGCTGTACTTGATATGCTAGAGAGTCGCTCGCGTCGTCATTAGTTGCTTTAGGAAACATGCTTAGTTCAAGCTCTAAGTCTTTACATAAGTTAGCGTCGCCATGTCTTATATGATAAATTCCTCCGCGTTCATATCGTGGCACTAGTGCTTCAATTCTCAATGCTTTGCTGTGTCCGCCGTGCTTCAATAATTCAACGTCTAGATAAACTCCGCGGCGCATCATCTCTTCATCCCAAACGGATTTCAGGGCTTGAGTAAACTGGTTGTCTTCAATTCCGATCTTGTGTAGGTTGTATCTCTTCCAGTTTGTAAACATGAGGTCGACAAGATCAGTCGCGGATAGTTTTGTGCGATAGCATATTACATTCCATTTGCCTTCGCGGTCGATAAAATTAAGGGTTACACCAATGTAGTCAGTGCCTTGCTTTACGTCGTCTTTACCTCGTGGGTCAATCGTCATAACGTTGTAGGTGTCAAGCTGTAAGACATTGCTGAACTCGCGGTATTTGTACCATGCTTGCTTAAACTTGCGATTCTCTTCATCGATAGGATTCTGCTGATATAGTGCTGAGAATTCATAACTACCCATCTCTGCGCGTTTTTTTAATAACTTCTCAATTGAGAACTTCTCTGGCCATAAAGCCTCACCAGTTTTGCGGTGCGCGTCATCTTCAGTAGCGATAGCTTTATATTCGATTATCTTCCAGTCATCGTATGCTTCACCTCTAGCCTTAGCTTCTCGTGATGCTTTGAGAACTCGGCCTGCTAGGTCGTCGTCGTGCCAACGTGTAAGAATAAATACGATCATTGAGTTGCCTTCCTCACGTGTTGAGAAGGTTGACTTATACCAGCCGTCGCGGGCTTCGCGGATTACAGGGCTATCTGCTTCTTCACGGTTCTTGAATGGATCGTCGATAATACCAATTTTGAATCCACGACCTGTCAATGCACCGCCAACACCAACGGCGGTGTAGCCGCCACCCTCTTTTGTAATCCAGCGACCTTTTGCTCTAGCGTCTGCTCGCAAGCGTGTAGAAAACATCTTGTTGTAAGTAGCGGATTGCATTATATCCCTAGTCTTTTGACCAAAATCTGACGCAAGCTCCGCAGAGTAAGATGAGACTACAATAGGAATGTTTGGGCTTTTTCCTAGTACCCAAGACGGAAACTTCTGCGTGGCTGTATCGCTTTTGCCGTGACGCGGCGGCATGAAAATCATTAATCGGACATCTTCACCTGCAAGCAACCGACGATATCCTTGCTCTAACTCCTTAGCAATCTCAGCATGAAACCACTCCAGTTGGTACTTTGGGTCTATAGCAATGCAGTACTCGGCAAAGGAGCCGTTATCTGCAATTTCTCTAAGAATCCCGACGGTCTGCTCTGGCTTTAAGTAGTTGCTCTGCTTGCTTTGCACTTAGAGCTACTCCTATGTCATTACCGTTTGTAGTCATATCCAACTTGTCGCCGTAAACTTTTGGATTCATCTTAGACATCAGCCACTTACGCGTGTCGATTCTTAAACGTGACCTCTGAACATTCTCGCTATTGAATATATATCCATCGCCTTCCAACTTCTCCATATAGTCGTTAGTAGCGTTATCTGCAATATCAATAATCTCTTCAGCTTGTGCGTATGATCGTTCTTCACATGCATGCGCGTATTGCTCACGAAACTTATCATTTTCTCGTAACCATCGAAAAAGTGTCTGCATAGAGACCATATCTTTTTCTTTGCATATAGATCGTACCGAATAGCCTTCTGCTATTTTCTGACATATTCTATCTGCTAGCTTATCAGAGTATTTTGTAGGACGCCCGTTCTTTTTAGGTGTTTTTGTAGGCGGCTTTTTAGAAGACTTAGGCTTGCTTTTGGCTGCAGTTTTGGACATAACCAACATCCTCGCTAGTCGCCCGCGTCTTGTGAGTTAATTAAATTATATCATATTTACGGATCCGATAGAAATCTTCAAAAGTCGCTAGTTGTGAGATACAATCCGCCTTGAAAGGGCGGATTATCTTTTAGTAAAGATTGAGACTTTTATATAATTCTACAATCGCTCGCTTTAGATCGTAGTTACTCATGTTTTCAATATCAGACCGACCACCCAACTCTATGTATATGTTTCTCAAATTTGATAGTCCTTTGACGTCAGTGACCGCCTTCATGATCTTGCGCTCATAATCTTCATCATCTAGGAATAAACACGACTTTGGCTCAGACTTACTCATTTTACGATCAGGATGTCTTAAGTCCATAATCTTGGATTTTGTATAAATTGGATCTGGACACTTCAATCCAACCCGCGGCAGGATATCTCTTGCGAATTCGATATGAGGACGCTGATCTTCGCCAACGATTACTCTATCGTAACCTGCAATATCTAGAGCCATCATCACTGGATATATGTACATTAGCGCGGTCTTTTCTTTAGCTTTATACTGCGGCATAGCATTCAGTAGGTGGCTAGGTGTTACGGCTAGCAGCTTAGCTAGTAAAGCGACATCTAATCTCTGCTCGACAACTTGACTACCCAACTTAAACATTCTGAGTACGCTCAATGCTCGCTCCTCATATTCAGGTTCTGACAGTGGCGCATGGTGTTTAGCTATCAGGATATCTGCCTTGTATTCTATTGCTGGCTTTATCACGCTAACATAATGCCCTAAATGCAATCTACCTGACGGCCGAAAGCCTACTATAGTATTTTTACTCATATCTTTCTCCGAATTATCAATTTTTAGCTTAATCTTTTAGGATAATCTCTAGAAGAGAATAGGGGCTCTGGATTGTATAGAGCGTTAGCATAATCACGTAAATTGCGCCTTATTTGTAGTTTTTCTGGGTTTGCAACATAGGGATTATACATCTTGTCAATCTGCTGATTTATCTCTTCCAGATGCACAGGGCAAGCATGACCATAGCCATATACATCATCTCTTATAATAGTTTTTCCGCATTTATCACACACTATTGAATTATCCATATATGACTTTGACGGGCATCTATTGATTAATGTTTCCATACTCATCTCTCTTCAGGTATTTACGCACACCGTCGTTTCCTAGACAATAGGGTGTTTCGTGTATAGTTTTTGGTATTTGATATACATAATCTTTACCGAAAACTCTCTGGCAAACTTGAGTCTCAGTTTCTCTTTTTACTTTTAGCGCTTTCTTGTTTTCCTCCTGTCTGGATATTACAAGCCCTATACAGGTGACTGCCACGACAAAAAGCAATATGACAGCTATATCCGCATCGTTATCGTCCTTCATTTTGAACACCTTCCCTTTCGTCTTTCTTAAAATGATAAATGCTACCGTCTGAATATTTTATGATGTAGACTGTAAGAACTTTCTTATCGAGAGTTCTATATGGCATATGAATAACGTCTACAATATACGGACGAGGCGTAGGTGCATGGCTAGTTTCTATTACTATAGATGACTTATCTTTCATTATTCACCTTGCCTTTAACATATTCATACATCTTATTTGGGTTACAGCCTGGAGCGTGGTTTATACAATAGTCTAAAACTTCGTCGAGAGCTTCGATTTTAGCCGCTCTTTCACATTCCTCAACATACCCGATAAGTCTATATATCAAATCCACATCTACTGGTGCAGGTAGAGAGTACTGTAGCTCTTCAGGATACACACCCAGACAGTGAAGAATACTGTGAGCTTTCGGCTTTTCTAAAAGTTTATTAACCCGCTCAACATATCTCTGGTTATCACGCTGTAACTCTACTATCTTATTTATTTTCATTTCTCCTCCTTCTCCAAAAGTTCAGGATTTTCGTGAATATTTCCGACAACTTCCAAAGTGTCAAGGTCAATTCCCATAGTGTCAAGCTCGGAAAAAGTATATAAGAAGTTGTTTTTGATCATTCGTAATCCGAAACTAGCTAAATCACCTGACCGCTCTACTACACCCACATGTTTACCAGTTTTGCTAGTAAAAGAACAGGTATCACCCTGGTAAATCTCTCTGCCATTCTTGTCTTTTAGCCATGGGCATTGCTCGATAATATGCCGCTTGTTGTCTGGGTCTGGTAAAATTCGCGCATACCATAGCTCGGAGTCATTGTGATCGTATCCCTCAATTATAAATATATTGCCCAGACTGTCTATAGTTATGTCTTTCTCGTTAAGATAAGCCTTTTCTAGATTGTCCCAAACGCGGAAGTTAATATCACACATCTCTCAAAACTCCATAATGATTACTTGGTATTTCATTGCCACCAGCTAGAATTAGTAGATGAATAACGTCTTTTAATTCTCGATTGTCGTGAGCGCTGCGAACATATATCGTTGGATTATCGTAATGATGACCGTTTTCCTCGATATGCTGCTCGGCGGCTTTGCCAGTAAAGTACATAACCGCGCCATAATCTTTGCCGGCTTTGTTGTTATCTAGGATCGTCCACACCGGCATATTAGTGGATCGATTATCTTGATTGACCAACTCGTCGCTTAAGGCTTTAATACGCCACAGCAAGGCTTCTTCAGCTGGATTTTCTGCTATAATTTTCATTTAGATTTCCTTTCGTCAACCGTTGGTTGATCGTCTTGTCCAATAATCTTAATGTCGTTGACGTCTACAAACTCAGCTCCACAAGCGGCGGCTACTTGATGATATTTGTCTTCAAAGGCGCTGTCACCAAGTTCTATGGTTTCAAGTACAGCATCGGTAAACTCATCTGGTACAGACACTAGGATTGCTTTTCGGTTTTCAGTGTTGTCGCCCATAATACTCTATAGTATCTGCAAAGCCTGGTTTCGATACGACACTATCCCTCGTGGCAGCCTTTTTGGCTTCATCTTGAGTTTTAGCTTCAACAAATACAGTGCCTTCTTTTACTACTCGAACTCTGACTTCGTAAATCATTGGCATCTTCTTCCTTGTTTGATCAAAACCCTCCTGTAACATTTCTTGAAGGTCGGTTGAGCCGTTATAAAACTGCGTTACGAATTCATAAACACCATCTTGGACCTGAGTGATTTCAACAAAGTTGTCATATGCGTCAAAATCTTCTAATTCAACTTTATAAATACAATTTCCATCAATAACGATATAGCCGTTATCTTCTAGCTCATACTCGTCAATTTCTTCTACATCTTTGTAGTATTGATTACGTTCTTCTCTAGGAATACTTTGCCAGAAATTTTTCAAATTAGCTTGAAGTTCATCAACGTCTTTATATTTTTTACAAAGTGTGAGTTTTCCTTTTCGTCCTACAGTTTCACTCATTGTTAATACCTCCTTATTATTTCATCCACGTTTCGCCATCATCATATGGGTTGACGGCGTTTATAAATTTGCCGCAATTGGGACACATTGAGCCGGCATCAGGATAACTTCCAAGAGGGTACGGCTTTAGTGATGCTTGATATGCTTTCCAGTTTTTACTATCGCCACGGATAAGCAATATTTCGTCATCGCAACAATCACGCTTTACCATCCATTTATTGGTGTCCATATTATCTGTATAGTCAAACACCCAATTGCACCATTCGATTTTAGGAATCATTATTCTATTTCCCTTCCATTTTTAACGAGCTTAAGATATTGTCGAGTTTTTCTACGGAATACTCGATTAGCCATCACGTATGCAGCTTTGCATCCGTCTTCGAACTTACAGCAGAAGCCTCTACTTCCCCATATTTTGTAGCGCTTTGCTGATTTAATTCTAGGCATTGTCGTATTCCTTTACTGCCTTAATGATTTTTTTAATTGCCCAATGTCCAGCTACGATTAAGCCAGTGATAAAAATAGCGTGCGGTACTACTTGTAAAATCCAAACTAAAGTTTCCATTTCGTTTCTCAATCTAACTTATTAAGTTTAATCTCATATCTGCCATCATCAAGGACAATCTCTGCGCGTCTGCCCTCTGACATTTTAAGAACTTCTACAATAACATTGAGAGATAGCTCTAATTTAATTTCTGCTGGCGCTAAGCTCCATAAAACTTCTAGCGGTTCTGGCATATAATTCTCCTTTTAATTTTTACTCAACCGCAGAACTGGGGCAAGGCGACACCAAGTGAGTGTATATCATTGATTAATTACTTTAAGGCTTGATGTCGCCAGTTGATAGCACCAAATGATAGTTGTGTAGAATAGAAAAATAGGCATACAATTTTTTCCCAGTAAACAAAAAAGGTGCGTTGGTGCTACCAGTTGAACAGACGATACACGTTGCACTGCAGGTTGCTTCAATTCCAGCTCACAACGTTTCACAAGTTTTAGATAACACACCGGGTAGGTGTGGAGCCACATAAAGGAGTTGTGCATATCATCTGTCCAGTTCTACGGTTGATTTTAATGTTCTACTGGATACAAATCGTACCCGTTTACTTTCGTTTACTGATACGACCACCTTTTTTGCCAGCACACTTCTTCACGAAGTGAGGACCGTCAATTAGGTCGCAATCGCATTCAATATCTTGCGCAAATCCCTTATAACTTCCGTGGCTTGCAAAAGTAGCTGAGCCGCCCTTTCGTCCGATTTCAGCGTAAAAGTTAGGATTGCTTGCTAGGTTTTTTGCGGCGGCTTTCTTACCACCAATCGTATTGCCGGCCATACTTTACTCCTTTACTCCAAAATAAATCATCCAATCTTCTCGATTTTCTTTGATAGATTTTCGAGAGTCTTCTTCGGTTGCATAGCGTATGGTTTCACCAGAATCGTCATAGTCAGTATCGTATGAGTATAGTTCTTTGTCCTTGTAATTGTAGTAGACTACCCATCCACCTCTAGAATCCTCAAAGTCTGGCTCAAAGGTCGAGGTTTGGCGCAGTCTGACTTCTGCTAGCCTTCGGTCGCGAGCTTCTTCACATTCTTCTTCAGTGCGGTAGACAAGACCCATAGCCATAAGTCTGTTATCCACATCGTCGTCGTTCCAGACTTTCCACTCCACATCTCCATATTCGTTAATGCAGAAGTATTTCTCGGCTATTTTTGGCTTCCAGTGAGCGCTGTCTGTCGGTTCTTCCATTTCCTCGAACCACTCGTCGAAGTTGTCTATATCTTGAATTGTGAATTGAGGGTCTTGTGGTGTGTCTTCACCTGGTACAGCCACAGTTAATTCTCTGGTTCCATCAGACATATTAACGATCTCTTCAAAAATGGTGCCAGCTTTAATTGTAGGTGTGTCTTTAAGAAGCTTGTATTTCATTTCTTTATCTCCTTTCCGTCTTTGAAACATTTTAGATAACCCATTTTGCCGCCAACTGATTCACAACGAGCTTTAACGTCCATGGCTTGTTTTTCTTCATTAGACCTGATAACAGTTAGAAAAATGATTAGTGCAAATCCACCTATAGTTATCATTATCAAAGCTATTTCAAGTATGTTTGGTAAATTATCCTTTATCATTTCTTTACCTTGACTTCTTTAATTTTTGGTCGTTCGCCTTCGATTCGACTGTCTAGTATTTGATTGATTCGATGAATAATAAACTCTCGTTCGTTTAATCCTCTGAGTGCGTCATCCTTCATTTCTAGAAGATCTATAGTACTCATCTCATCTAGCGATTGATAGTCATCTTCATAATAAGGCTTTACTTCTTTTTCCATTTTCTGACCTCCTCTTTAGTTTCTTTAGTCCATCGCCTGTCCCCCTCTACAATTCGCTTCATCCATTCTTCATCTTGTTTAGCGATGTTGTATTCTGAAATTCCAACTAGAATTAGAATCAGAAGTACAAATATTATCCAAATTAGCATGTACATTTATTCTCCTTTTAGCTTTATGTTTACCGTTTATCCTTTATGGGAAGAAAAGTCTGGCTGTTACTAGATTTTTGATTAAGTAGGAGACTTTATGGAGTCTAGTCATTTAACCGCACACTTTACAAATTTCTACGCCAATGGTTCAAACGCAGATCTGGGCACCAGACTATTTAATAATTGTCAGATAGTGTGCTAATCCACTCTTTGACTACCTTCATGTCAGACTCTAAGTCATTTATCCATTGATCGGCAGAAGGTATATCTTCTCTGTTGATTATGAGTGAGTCTACAGTATTACTCATGGCTTTATATAACTTCCATAATGCAAGTACTGCTTTCTTTCTTTGAGTTATCATCTAGACGCTCCTTTTCGCTTATAACGCTTACTACTTTTCTGATATACGACTTCATATGTATATTCAGGGTGGGCTGGTAGCCACACCTTCTCTAGGATCTTACGGCGCCATTTATAGTCATCAGTTTCTACGCCTTTTGCTTCGCGTAAAGTGAATGATCCGTCTAGATTATGTATTCTAAAGTCTACTTTGTGACGATATGGGAATGCTGGATTGCCGTTTTCGTCATAGACCCAACCTTCTATCCTGTATTGAGTGTCATAGTCTTTTATCTGGCCGAGGTTCTTTTCAACTTCTAGCTCGGCGGCTACTTGTGCCTCAAACTTTGAATCGTATATCTTACCATTCATCTCAGTGCGCTTAGCACCGTACTTATTAGTCTTACCAAGTCTGCCTATCTCAGCACCACAATTACGACAAGTAAGTCTTCCTCTGGATATCATGAGATGCTTAGATTTACACTCTGGACAAGTAGCTACAGCCTTAATGCTTTCTAAGTCAAACTTCTTGTGAGTTGCTCTTATGTACATTACTGTTTGCCCTTTTGTTTACGGCGCATACGATTGCGCCAATTGCGAAGACGTTTTATTAGATAGTCTTCACTTTCTAGTCTTTCGTACTCTAGCTTCACTCCAGCTAGTAAACTTTGTTTATCAGCCATTATAGATTCTCCTTATACGCCCCTGTGCGATATGTAGTCCACGCTTTATAGCCTTGAGACTGCCAAACTCGATAAGCAACCCTTACAACTGTTGCAGTGTCGTTTCTATCATCGTGAGGTTGAAAATGCAGACAGCCAACCTGCAATACACCATAGCTACCAACACATACTCCGTGATTCTCAGAGTTGGTAAGATTATGATTAAGCGGGTTACAGCTTCTATTCTCAGCCTTAGCGATAGCTAGCATTAGACTAACATCCCATCCTGAATATTTTGACAGCTCCCGTCGAACCAATTCGCAGCCCGATATCGCAACTGGTTTTGGTTGCGGCACGGTTGGTTCGACTTTCGGATCTGTCTTTGCAGCGCTTTTATCTATCTCGGAAATAGCTGCGGACTTCCGAGTTACTTTTTTAACTGTAATGTTGCTTGACGGACCTTATTATCCACTTCCTCTGTCTTATTGATCTGATATTGAATACCCGCGTAAAATGCTATAGCGGCAGTAATCATGATAATTAACAAGATTGATTTAGCTTTTTCAAGCAATTGCTTCCAGTTGATATTATTCTTTTTTGATTCGTTGATATTTTTTGTATTATTTTTCATTTTATTTCTCCTTTATTATTCGCTTAGCGACTGAGTTAGTGGGTGGCGGCTTTTCTTAAATTTATAGATACTCACGAGACGCACCCACCGACACAGCCGCTAATAGTTTATTGATGCCCTAATTGTTAAAGATCACTTTCTGACATATTTGCTTTGATTGTTCTAGCTAA